TTTTCCAGCAATTCCTTGCTTGGATTCTTGATGTCCTCAGTAGCAGTTGAGATTTCAATCTTTGACATGGTCACATTGTTGACCACCTCGGCAAAGCAATGTTCTCTGTAGCCAACTGGACCAATATCCTCGGTGATAGTATCAATCTCTGCGTTGCCATACGCAGTGTACTTTTCTCCATTAAACTCAAAATCAACACTTACATCTTCCATAATCATAATCTTGGTACTTCCTTTTTGATTTGTGCTAACACGAAGAGCGACCTTACCAGCGCACGCTCAAGATGGTCAACACTTGTTTCACCGTTATTATCTGGACAAGGCGAGGACTTGTGCAACTGCATCTGCGCTGTGGCTAGGTGACGAATCGCTCTGGCAATATGGTAGTCGTGAGTCGGCCTATCCTTAACCAGCCAGTCTCCGTAGGCAGACTTGTCCGATCCCTTACCCATCACGCGCCAGACTATCTCTTGTGCAGCGTTGCCCATCTCTTGAATTGTGGGTGCATTCATTTTGCAAGCCTCCTATAGAATTCGTCCAGTAATCCTTCTAGCCATAAGACATCTGCTGGGTCGATCATAACTTCATCCCAGGAGGCGTATAGCCTTTGACCCAAGCCCATACTTTCTGCATCGCGCAGAAGGCAATACCAGCTTGGTAGAGTTCGTCTTCGTCCCATACCTTCGTCATCAGCTTGGTAGCATCGTTTGACGCTAGGACCACCGACACGCAGGCACACTTAGGATTCTCGCTTGCGTTTCGGTACGCCCAAAGCTGGGCGCAATCTGTATCGTAGAAAGGATCGTACTTAGGGTTAACCTTACGATTCTTCAAGTCGATCATTGCGTCACCAATACCCTTCATTCTTACATAGGCATCGGATCTTCCAGCATAACCAGCACCGACCAGACCTTTTTCGCACCAGTAGGTTTTCTCGATGTTTGCGTCCGCCCACTTCTTAAAGGTTTCAATGTACGGCTTGAGGACTTCATCCTCGGAAGGAGAACGTCCCAATAGGATGTTTTCCATTTCCGTGTGCATTTTCGTGCCATGTTCAGCTGCCTTCGTTGTTGATTCTTTAGAGTCCTTAACCACTCTTCGAGCGTAGGTTTCGAGCGTTTCATCTGCCTCCTTCGGAAGTGTGAGCGAGGACATGATTGCCTGCTCTATCTTCCACGCCGTCAATTGCGGCTTATCCATAATGCCAAGCACGCTGGTTACGGATGGGTACAATCCCATCTGGCGCGCATCGGCTACGGTTGTGTTTCTTTCTTTCCCGTTCTTGCCAATCACAACGTGGGCGGATTCACCCTCGGCTGTGTACCAATGTCCCGCCTGGTCAGTAGCGACCAGACGGGAATTAGTAGGCTCTTTCGCTGTGATTGTAAGAGCCATTTGATTTAGAATGGCACTTGGTTGCCGTCTGCATCAAGCTCGACCTTAGTGGCCGTGGACTTGCCAGCAGCGGTAGCAAACTCCTTGGAAGCACGAATCTTTTCCTGCAACCAATCGGGCATATCATTGAACTGACCAGCTTCACCCTGCTCGATCTCGTAATACAACTGATCGTTGGTGGTGGTAGCTGGTGCTTTCATTCCCTTGGGTAGTTTGGATGCACCTGCGATGGCGCAGTATTGCCGACCCTGCTGGCTGGTCTTGTGGATCAGCGTGAGCATAGCTGGCTTGCCCAATAGGTTCTTCAAGCTGAACGCCTGGAGTTCCTTGGAGGTGAAAGTCTGGCCTCTCCACTGCTCAAGCAGTTTCCGCAAGCTTGCTTTCTCGCCAAGGCTGCGGGTCTGCTCGATGGAAACGACCATAGGCTTTTGGATCGTGGTGCGTTTGCCATTCTCCTCGACCTCGAACTCATCGGTTTGATCGGGCAACTCAAAGGTCAAGCGGACTTTAGGTGTCCACTTCTCCTGGTTGTCCCAATTGGTTTTCTGGTGGCCTAGATCGACTAGGCTGTAAAGAACGCCAACAGTTGCGCCAGCTTCGGGCAACTTGCGTTCCATCTTCTGCGATTCACTTATGGTTAGTGCCATTGTAGTATCTCCTTTATTTATTTGGGTTTAGTTTTGGTTGTATGTATGGGGTAAGTTCGTCTTGATTGTGTACCCAAAATCCAGCACCAACTGTGGTTGACATAGGATTGCTGGGCACATATTCGATCTTCACATTGGAAGGCGCGATCTGTCGAGCTAATTCGCACACGCTGTCGGCGGTCATTATGACTAGCCACTCTTTGCGTCCGTTACGGCGGAAGAATACTGCTGGGATCTTGCCCTTCGGACAATCACGCTTGGATTGCTCCATCCACTCTTCGGGTTTGAGTGCTTGGCAACGCTTGCCTTCAATGTGGAAGGGAAAGTTCTCGCAAACCACATCCCCGCTACCACCCTCTGGATTGCCTGCGAACTGTTGGCTACGGCGAGCCTTCTGCCAGCCCTGCTCCCGCAGGTAGTTTGCTAATTCTCGCTCACCCGCTGCGCCTTTAGCCCGACTATTGATTTTGCCCATCCATCGGGTTTAGCTGTCAACCCGCGATGGTGTCGATATATATTTTAATCTATTTTAGTTCCGCCAAGTCTTATTAGCTCTGCTAATATCCTCATTAAATCGTCTAATCATTGCCATCATGGTCAGCTTTTCTACGATCTTCTTGTTCTTCTTCACCCAAGCCACAGCCTCATCAAAGGACTCCATGTCCTTTAGACCTTCCTCGAACTTAGCCCAAGCTTCTTTCTCGTTCACAAGCTTTGGAATACACGCCAGTTCTGACCTGTCGAGGGGCAAAGCTTGGTTGTTATGCTTTTGCACTTGGCGATGGGTAACAGCCAGAATAAATCATCGTTCATTCCCCAGCACGCCACATAATCCACGCCACTGATAGCGCGCTTGGGGATATTAAATCCATTGCCACTGCTGGTAGTAAAGCGGTATTTGGTGCGCCCAGGCTCTACGGTCTGTGCGGTCTTAACTTGGATGCGGAAGAACTTATTGTTCTTTTCGGCCACCACATCGTACCCAGCAAAATCCTCATAAGGCGTAAGCACGTTGTACCCGCACCGCAGCAACGCGCCAGTTACGCGAGCTACCCCTACTGCTCCAACTTGGCGTGATGTTAATTTCATCCTTGACGGCATTCGGTTTGTCCTAGATACTTTTCACTATGAAAGCAATAACAATGATAACACTGACGGCGATGCTGATGGCATCGGTGATGGCGGAAGATGATGACGCTGACGCTGTTGATTTTGTGGGAGCAGTGCTAAAGCGCAACGGATTCTCATGTGGCCGTGGATGCGTAATATCAGAGAATGGTGGAATGGCTTATTCATCGTCATCTGGTAGGTCAATAATTTCTACTGAGGGTTTCTATTTTAAGTCTGGAAGTAGTGTTGTTGGAAAAGATTCGACATTCATATCGAAGTCTAGGAATTTCTTTTATGGAACTTCTGCAACGATTAAGGCTGGTTCTGCCTATATGAATGGAGACGCTGTTTGGGTTGGATCTCAAGAAGAGGATAATGATTAAGCTCCAAATATTGCGAGCCTATTCCGTATTCTGCTTTCTAGTCCACTAATAAACTTCTTTCTGGCTGGGTTGCGTTGAGCCATTCGGTATTCGTCCTCAAGCTGGGCTTGGCTGGCTGCACGCATTAACGCCTTTGGCTCAACTTGGTTGATGGCCTGCAATGTCTTTGGACCTAGCCCTCCGTCAACAGTTACCTTCTGCCCCAGCGTGTTCAGTCCTTGCTGGATGTACTTCGTTGCACCGCCCATCCCGCGATTAAACGCGAGATCTTGTGCGAATGGCTGGACTTCCTGGGGGAGTTTAGAGACGAATGGGCTGGTATACTCTTTGACGTACTGCGCCGCAGCCTGCGCTCTTTCTTGCGCTGGGAGCGATGAGATTCTTTTGAAGGCATCTGGATGATATTTGTCGTTAATACCAGCAACCTCAAAATTACCACCCATATCTCCTGCTGGCAATTTATAGACCTGCACGTTGCCCTGCTTGTCCTTCCTTGCCTCAAAGTCAATTGTCTTTAACGCTGCTGTTTGTAGTGCATCTTGTTCTGGTTTTGTTTGCATAGGTTGTTGTTCCTCTATAAAGTCAAGTTCTGGTGCTTGCGTGGCTTGTGGCATTTGCTTGGCATATTCTCTAGCCTTCTCAATCGGAGCTATCCTTCTTATCTCTTCTGGCACTGGCTCGTATCCAGTACCAGTAAGTTCTCTTGCCACCATATCGTTTCTCAAGGAGACATCCTTGGATGGGTTCACGGAAAATTTCATTGCTTTTGGCCTCGCTTAATTCTTGACTCATTACGAATCAAAAACTCTTTTCTTGCATCACTACCAACTTGAGAATACGCGCTCTTTAATGCCCTAACCTTATCCTCGCTACCAAGTCTCTTAAAGCCACTATCACCAAGCAATGCTTCAGCAGCAGCGCGGTTGGCTCGGCCTCTTATCTTTGAGTATTTTTCATACAACTCTGGAGACAGCCTGTACTTTTCATTGCCAATCATAAATTGCTCTAAAGGCTTCGGTGGTATCACGTCTCCATTTTCAGTTTCCTTGAATAGCTTGTAAATTGCCAAGGTGGTTTTATCGTATGTCGCTTCCCTTGATTTGGTGAAATCAAAAAAGTTGTACATTACTGGATCAGCACCTTCTGGTGTTTGAGGTATTTCCCTTCCCCATATATCAATCTTTTTTGGCAGATCCTCCGCATAGCCAGGAATCTTTCTCTTGAGGACTTCGCCAAATAAATTTAGCGTTCTTTCTGTTGTATCTTCACCCTCAATATCCTTAATCTTTATTTTCTCTGGCAATGAATCGCTCATAGCCCTTGACACAGCACTAAGCGTATTGGGAAAAACTATTGAAGATACTGTTCCAAAGTAATTGGCAATCCACTTATCCATTCTATCCCTCTTCCCGTCAAGCATGGCCGAAAGAAGGCTGTTTGTTCCCTTCAGAAAGCTTTGGTTCATAGCAAATGACAAGGTTTCTGGAACAAGTGCGGTTAAAAATTCTGGACTTATAAATTCACCCTTATCTGTTGCCTTGCTTGCTTCGTTCCAAGTTGCAAGCATTCCGCCAACAATCCCCATTTTCTCAAGATTCATAACACGATCACCAGGCTGAAGGTCTGTAGAATCACCTTCAGCAAATCTTTCCAGCGCGCTAAGGTTTATTGTTCGGGGAGGAAGTGTTTTGTATTGTATGTCCCTAGTCTTCTCGGAATCCTCTGCCGACCCCCCAATCACTCCAGCATCCGATAATGTTTTTGCGACTGCACCTATGGTTAGGCTTGTTAATGTTTTACCTATCGCCATATGCACGCCTCTTGCATCTTTGGCCTGCATTGCTGGTATTCCCTTTGTAACGAGCGCATAACCAGGAAGCGAATAATCAAGCATTTCATCAATTACGTTTGCTGGTGTCTTTGCGTATGGGATAATTGTCTTTCCAAGAGTCCTCGCCAATCCAACCCTATTACCAAGGCCAAACATATTTGATACGCTTAATGCTGCTCTTGATAGTGGCGTATCCTGCTGGAACACGGCCTCTGCTGCCTCTTGCTCTATTTTCCCTAAAGCTTCTGCTGATGGAAGTCTGGTAGCAACAGAAATAGCTTTACCAGTTTGACCAGCAAGCTGTGCAGATTCAGCCAAAAGCCTTGATTGAGCCATTCTTCTAAATGGAGTATCGCCAAGCTGAAGTAGGCGCAACATTGTTTCTGGAGGTACGCCAAGCACTGTTTCGGCGGCCAGTCTAGCCCTATCAAGCCCAGCCTGCCCCAATCCTTTCCATCCGTTAAGAACTGGTTGGGCCAATCCAGATCCCGTCCAGAACTGCTTAAACGCTTGGGCTGGCTGAAATCCCCTTATTTTCTCTCCAGACAATAACCCTTCGGCACTGATGCCTCTTTTTAGCCCAGCCAATCCTTCTCCGCCTCCGCGAACAAATGCCTTAACTGTTTCCCCAACCCTTCTTGCTCCAGCCAAAGATATTGGCGAGGATACAGTTCTTTCCGCAACTGGCATTCCAACTGATTTCTTGAATGCCCTTGCCACCTCTTGGCTTATAAACGCACCCTGTCTTCCAATTGCTCTAGGCAATGAACTTACCGCATTGCTCCAAAGATTCGTGACCAAGGACAAGGGGGCAAGAAGATTTCCTTGTATTACGGTTGGCAATGTCTCAGCAAAAAACTTCTTGGGAACAAGTCTTGACTCAAAGTTCTGGAATCTGAATGCACTCTCTATGAATCTCTTTTCTGCTTGAATTGCTCTTTGTATGTCAACATCATCCAGCGTGTTTCTTGCTGTTTCCGCAAGAGTTTCATAGGTTGACCTAGTTCTGGCTTGAAGCTTAAAAAGCTTTCTGGCTTTTATAAGAAGGGGCTGAGTAAGGGTTCTTCCATTCTTATCAAGAAAAACGCTTAGCGCGGCAAGGTATCCATTTTGGGTTGCCGACGGGAGAGTCCTCATTGCTGCGACAGTTTGAGCGGCTTCTGTAGGTAGTTTTATTCTGGTCTTTGCAAGATCAATCAATGACTTTACATCATTCTGTTTTGAGGCTCGGTTAATTAGCTCGGCATTTGCAACTACTTTTTGAGGAGCAGTTCCGCTTTCAAAAATTCCTCTAACAACATCATCTGATTCGTTTGCCAAAGCATCTTGTAATGCCTTCTGGCCGAACTTTGCGTATTTTATATCCTCACTCTTTGCTAGTTGTTCTCGAACTTCTCTGTTAAGAAATGGATCTTTAACCATCTTCACGCCTGCCTGCCTATATCCAATCCCCCTTGGTGTAGCAGGCAATTCAATCGGCAATTCAACTGGAGCAACGCCTGCCTTTGCTACTGCTTGCTCTGCCTTTGGAGCAACAGACCCAACTGCTCTTGGGGCTTGCTTTAACTCTTGCAACACTCTTGCCGCTGCAGTCGTACTTTCAATTGATGGCATAACAGCAGGCGCAACAGCCCTTGCTGCTGGTGCGACCTTGCCAGTAAATCCTTCAGCAACTCCTCTTGCCAATCCAACCAGCCCACCACCAGTAGGCGTGAGAATAGATGCCGCTGTTGTGGTTATTGGATACTTCTCAACATCGCGCTGTAATACTTCGCTGATGCGAGCCATACGCTCTGGACCTAGCAATGCTTTACCAGCAGCCTCTTGACCCTTTTGGCCTGCTATGAATCCACCGATACCAGCAATCGCGCCAGTAGCAAGCTTTGGGAGTATGCCTCCAGGTGTAAGTGCGGCAACGGTTTCGGCAGCAACAGCACCAGTAGTTGCGGGGATTACTTGGCTTGCTACCGTGCGTGCAATCGCACCAAGCCTGCTGGGTTCTTCTGGTTCAAGCTCAAATGAGTCAACATTGCCATCCTTGTCGGCCTCAAAGCGCACTACCTTTCCGTCCTTGTTTCTGCCAATGGCAAAGCCAACGCCAGTGTTTTTATCCGTTCCAGACGATACGGTTTCAATGCCAAGCCTCTGCGCTTCCTTTACGGCTGGTATTGCTGGTGTCTCAATAATGCCTTCAGCCAACGCCTGCGCTGTTGGCTTGTATCCTTCGGCTATCGTGCCATCTGGCCTGCGGATCGTACCCATAGCATCCACAGCCCTGCCAGCCTCAATGGATGCTTGCTGTGGCGTTGCGCCAGCTTGTAGTTGACGCTGTGTTTCTTGCTGTAGTACAGCCTCACGCTCTGGAGAGATAACATCCTCTGGCGCACCACCAGATGCCAAATAATCAGCCTTGATTAAATTGCCAGCATCTTCTTGGGAAAGTGGAGCAAACTCTAAATCTTGTTCCTGCTCTGGAACGAACTCAAGCTCTGGCTCTATAGCCATTGCTTACTGCCTCGCTTGCAGTCTACCTGGTTTTCCGTTGATATAAATAAGTTGCCCAGGCTTTACGCCTGCTGCCTTTGCTTCTTGGAGGCTCTTAAAGTTCCTTGGTGCTTCTTGCTGTGCTGGTGCTTGCGCTGGTGCTGGAGTCTCTGGGGCAACTTGCGGTACTGCTTGTGGTGCTGCTTGCGGCGTGGCTTGTAACGGCATTGCTTCAGATTGATAATCTGGAACATTCGTTTCCATCTGACCCGCTTGTCTGTTAAAGCCAAGTTCCGCCATTTTTCCTTGAAGCACCCCACGCTCTGCCTCAAGTTCCTTCATTACATCGGATCTTTTCTTCATTCCTACAAGTCCAAGACCAAGCTCCATTGCGCCAGTGCGTGTATCTCCTTTTGCAATCTCAAGCTCTTGCTTCAATTTTTCTTGCGAGAGTTTTGTCAATCTTGTATTGATTGCCTCTCTCTGGGCGTTGATGTCTTCGTTTTCCAAAGATTGTTCATTCGTAATTGTGCTTCCAATCCCAGCAAGGTAAGGAGCAAACGCTGGGTCTTGGCTTAACGCTGGAAGGTCTTTAAGCTTTCCCTTGACCTTCAATCCACCCTTCTCGAAGCTGAAGTCAACATCTGGCTGTTCCTTCAGTGCCATTGCACGCTCTTCTAAAGCCTGTTTTCTTTGTGCTTCGGCAGCAGCCTGCTTGTCAATATCGCCTTGGCGAAACATATTCATCAATTCTGGTACATCAATTACTGCCATAAATCTCCTTATATCTTAATCAAGTTTCCAAGGCCAGTAGCAATCTGACCGAATTGTTCAGCACCACTTGGCTGTCTAGAAATTGCACCAACCTGCGCGCCGTAGGTGCTTCCAAGATAATTAGCCTGCGATCCGTACAAGCTTGTAAACGCATTTTGTAATGCAACAGGAATCTCTGGATTGGTTGTCTGATAGAAGTTAGCAGCCGTTGACGGCTGTTGGTTAAACCCACCAGGCAGTGCTTGATTGGCTTGGATGTAGCTCTGCATCGCACCCTGCTGTTGGGCTGTCCGCTGGCCTGCAAGATTGTATATGGAAGGTCCGCCACCAATGAAGTTAGCGGCTGCTCCAAGCCTATTCTGACGCAATGCGTCACGGAATGCTATGTCGGCCTTGAGCGCATCACCAGTTGCCAAGCCAGACCCAAGGAAGCTCTGCGCCGCACCATAGCGTGCCAGCTTGCGTTGTTCGCCAGCAGCACCGATCTGAGCAGCTTCTTGTACTGCTGGTCCAATTCCAAAGATGTTGCCACGCGCTGTCTGTGCGGCTCTTGCTGCCTGCTCGTATCCACGCCGTTCTTCCGCACCAATGGTCGAACCAAGGCGAAGCTGATTAAGAGCCTCGTCCTCGATGGTTTTGCGGATTTGCTCAGTCTCTGGCGTGGTCGTTGCACCAATTGGCTCAGTAGCCATCTGGCGATACTGCTGACCCAAGCCAACCGCAGTGCGATAGGAGTCTGGATCAATTTGGAAAAGCTGTTGTGAAGCACGCTCTTCGGGTAGCTGAACAAACGACCTAAATGCAGTAATCTCCTTTAGCCCTTCTGGACTATCCATCGTGATAGGCGTGAAATTCTTCTGCATATCCTGCGCGCCAGTAACTGCGCTGGTTACGCTCTTTAAGTCATCGTTGAGTTGCTTGACGAATACTTCCGAAGAAGTGCGCCTAGCATCGCCAGCGGGGAGTTCGGCAAGAAGCTTGTTGGCCGTAGCGAGCCGTTCATTGATTCCAGCAATCTGAGCATTTCCACGCTGAATAACATCGTTTAGTTTAGATGATCTTGAATTGTTGTAATCGTCAACGATCTGCTGATCGGATACTTGGAAGTTGAGCATTGATCCAAGGTCGGATGATCCGTAATTGCGTGCAGCGGAAAGCTGTGACAAGGCTTGGTTAAATCCAGGCCCAGCAGGACCAGCCGCACCGCCTGCCGTGTATCCAGACTCGCCACCAGTTAGAGTGCGGATTTGTTCTGCTAGAGAGTTATAGGTTTTCTCTTTTGCTGCATTGCCAAAAAGTTCGTCTTCAAGTTTCTTTATTCTTCCTTCTTCAACATCGGCAGCTTTCTTCTTTGCATCAGCAACAGCTCTATTAAAATCCCATCTTGGCTGACCCCAAGACTCATATCCATAATCGTCTGGATTAAGACCCATAGAGCTTATTAGTCCCTTAGTTTGATTTTGCGCTATTTTGTCCTGTCCATTATTCCCAAAAAGCCAACTTCCAGGGCGTTCTGGAAGCCCAGATGACTCGCCTCTATACCAGCGTACTCTTGCTGTTTGTTCTGGGTATCTGTCTTGCCAACTAAGCGCAGCATCAATGGCATTCCTAATCTGATTTGCTGTCATCTCTGCCATATTAAGCCTTTAACTCTGGGTTGCTGATATTCGTTCCAACAGTGCCGTAGAAATCAAACGGCCCTGGCTGGCGGTTCATTGCCACATTCTGCTCAACTGAGGCATAAGGCGATGTGCCATAAAGACGCTCAAACTGGCGAGTCATCTGATCGCCTAATCCACGATTCAAAGCATACGCCTGTGGGCTTTGTTCATACGCCCTACGTAACCCTTCCAGTGTTCTCTGAGGTCCGTATTGACGCTCAAGTTGTAATCCAGCTTGTATACCTGCTTGCTGGTCAAGAGCAGATAACTGGCGTTCCAAAGAACGCTGTTGAGGCATATATTGAATGCGAAGTTTGTTTTCCAAAGCAGCCATCTCTGGTGCTTTTTCAATGTAAGTCTCAACATTCTTCTTATACGCATCTGCATTGGCCTGCGCTACCGCCGCTGGATCGGGCGGCGGAGGAGGTGCAGGAATTGAAGGTCCTCCACCCATATTAAACTCTAGCCTTTCGCATAAAACTCATATAGTCATAACTCCTTGGTTTACCAGAACGATTGAATGTGATCCGCTTGCGAGGACCAAAACGCTCCCAAAGGAGCAACAGCAAGCATCTCAAGGATTTAGCACCTTTTGAGGAGATAGTCAAATCAACAAACACATTCTCACCGTCTTCGCTATGCACATAATGCTTAGGCTCTTGCCCATCCTTGATGCACCTAGCCAAAGCCACGCCTGCAATACCATCCTTATCCTCGACAATGCCAACCATCCCTTGCTTCTCAAACCAACCAAACCACTCAGCCAGGTTAGGCCACATAGCCTCTGGAACACCGCTTTGCTCAATATACTCAACAGCCGTCATATTGTTTGCTGGATCTGGATTGTGTCTGGATTGGCTGCAGCCGTGATCTGGCGGATCGCCATCTTGTTTGCTGGCGTGGAAATCTTAATGTTAATCAACCGCCACTTTTCGTATGCCCTAAGATCGCCTGCAAGCTTTTTCTTAACTGATGTCGGAAGGACGGCTGGAAGCACGAATGGGAGTGTTAGAACCGAACTTGCAATATTGATGTTGGATGCAACGTCAATATCACCAACGTCAATGTCTCGCTGGATTGCTACAGTGGCATCATTGGAATAAGAATTGTCAAAGATAACCTCAAAATGACTTCCATACTTTAGAGAGAAAGGATCTCCAAAATTAAAGTCCTTGGTGCGGACATAAGATTCGTAGTCAGTTCCAGCATCTTGATAATCAGCAGATGTAGTTCCCGCTGGAGACTTGTACCCAGAGTATTTCTCAATGATCCCATTGGTCTTCTTAAACATCGCCCTAGAGCCTTCTTGATTAAAGTTCGTCAGCGTGAACTGCATAACCTGCGGACTCCAAGTTCCCTCGAATGCGCCTAGGGCAGTATTGTAAACCAAGAGCGTGTCGTTGTAATCGTTTGATCCAGTAGGTATGGCAAGGAAGTAGCGGTTGTCGTAGTAGATCGCAGTAGCTACCCTAATAGAATCCGTATTGATGCTCTGAATCACATCCTTGACTATCTCTGAAACTGGTATTCCAACCGAGCTGAAGTCATCCGCCACAGACCGAACAAGCGATCTGATGCCGTTATCGGATAGGAATAGAATGTCGCTGCTTACTTGCACCGCCGTTCCAGTTGCCACGCATCCAGTATTGTTTGAAATGATCGAAACAATCCAATCTGCGCCAGATGTTGCATCGCTAGGAATATCAACCTGGAACACTCTGCGCTTCTTGAATACGATCAGCCTATTCTTGTAGTAAGGCACAACTGCCGTAATCTGATCTCCGTCATCGCCGTTGACAACGATGCTGTTGGTTGATGCCCATACAGAAGGATCAAGGATGTCAGAGGCATAAAGCGTGTTTCTATTCGCACCAGAGCCAACGCCGAACAGTCTATTCTCAGCGTTGACCAAAATCCTAATACCCGCTGGAGGCGCGCTGACTGTGGCTGTAGCAGTAGCACCAGAGCCGTCACCAATGATTGTAACTGTAGGTGCGGTTATGTAGCCAGAACCACCATTAACAACCGTAACTCCAGTAACAGCACCTCCAGCTACTAGGGTAATCAGTTCTGGCATCGTACCGCCAAGTGTAGGGCCAGTAATGATTGCGGTTGCGCTGGTATAACCACTGCCGCCAGTTGTTACCGTGATCGCCCTAACCTTGCCGCCCTGCCTTTCAACCGCAGTTCCATCCCAAAAGTGTAGGTCACTATCGGAATCAGATAGAAACATCTTGTCAACAAACTGTGCAAAAGATACCTCAATGTCTTCTGCCACGCTGTAGCCGTCACGCCATTGAACCTGCTCTGCTGTCCAAGTTATGTTTGTATTGGCCCATTCTTGGTATCCAATATGAGGAGTTGCGCTTCCGCTTGATTCAATGCTGTAAAATTTCCCACCAGTAACAGTAAGCAATTGCTGGTATGCGGATGTCTCGTAGTAGCGCATCCCGCCGACAGAGGCTAACCCGCTGGTTGCGCCAGTAGCAAAGCTTGTTGCTCCAACGCGAGTCTCAAGATTACCCTTTGGCGAAAGGGTCATATTGTACAACTCTTGTACTTGGTTCTCGGCTAGTAGGTCGGATTGTAGACCGCTGGCTTGACCGCCAGTAAAATTGCGTATTCCGTCAAAGGACAGAACATCGTCCAAATTGTCGCTGTAATAAGGCATAAGCCTCCTTTACGCCGAGAACATTTCTTCTATGGTTAGCTCGCCTAAACTTTGCGGAGTGATCTGCTTGATGCCGCCAACCTGGCTCAACTCGTAGTTAGCCATAGCCGCAAGGTCAGAGTTGGCAGTCTGCGTGATGGCCTGCGCCTTGGCATACTGCCGTTCACGCTCTAGGGCATCGGAATGAGTCAAGGCTAGAACCAAGTGATGAACGTGGGGCAAGCGAAGCTCGTCATCCAGCGCGGCTTGGGATGGAGGAAAGTCAACGATAACATTGGTGCGGGTAAGGCATTTCAGCTTTTCCACAACACGCAATGGGATTGTGCCAGATGTGGCAAGCCTTGGGTAAAGGTTTAGCTCCGCAACGCCACTGCTGTTACGGCCAGTAAAATGATAGGTGTCTGGATCGCCAGTCCGCGCATCGTCAAGCAAACCTGGGTCTTGGCTGATGATCGTGGCCAGATCAATCGGGTCAACCTCTGCATCGTTGTAGGCCACCGAGAGAGGTGTCTCGACATTGCTACCAAGCGTGATTAAACGATTCGTGCCAACTGAATAGGTGGAGTTGGTGACAGTCTCACGCCAAGGGGCAAAGTCCCATACGCGCCGATAGGCTAGGCTTGCGGCTTTCTGCAAAAAGGTAAGCGTATCCGAGTCGGTCTTACCAACCTTCTCGCCAGCGTACTGAGCGATTTCAGTTAGGGTCATTATTCAGTAATGCTTGTGTAGCGCGGTATCTCTACAAATGAAGAACCATTATATTCCCATAATCCAGCAACTATATTGTCTGGACATGGTATCCATTGAAGCGATGTGCTTACATCAAAGGAAGCGTCTTCAACTTGTGCGACTCGTCCATCTTGTTCTACAAGAGCAAGCCTCATGCGTATTCCTCCACAATAATAATTCCAGCTTTCCCAGATCCTCCGTCAACAGATCCAGTGTTTTGATTGTTTGCTCCTCCGCCGCCACCAGCACCATAACCACGACCAGCACCGCCAGCAGCTCCAATCGGGGATGCCTTTCCGCCTCCTCCAAAAATTGTTGATCCTCCTCCTCCGCCTGCTCCTTCAGCACCAAATGTTCCTCCAGCAGCACAGTTACCAGAACCACCATCAAAATTTATGTTTCCATCAGATCCCGCCCCGCCAGCACCACCGTCTGCATTCCATGCGGATGCAGCCGCTGATCCAGCACCTGGAGATCCTCCAGTAGCTGAACAATGTGTTCCAAATGAAGATGTTGCCCCAGCTATTCCAATTCCAGCACTTTGACCAACTCCACCAGTTCCAATGGTTGCCGTTATGGTTGCACCAAGATCTGCGGCTTCGATCAATTTTATAGATGCACCACCAGAACCGCCCCCACCTCCGCCAGACTGCTGACTTGCGCCTGTTGCAACAGATGGGCCAGCAGAAGCTCCACCACCAACAACTGTAACCTTAATTCTTGTTAGAGAGGATGGCTTGGTCCATGTGGATGTTGTTGTGTAAACTCTTTGCGCCACAAGGCCAGAACTTGAAATAGCGGAAGTCGAAGCTGATGTAACTCTTCCCTTCGCATCAACTACAATGCTTGGGATAGATGTTGATCCACCATAAGTCCCAAGAGTTGCACCAGAAGTTCCAAGCGTCCCTGTCCCTTGGCTAATCGTAAAGTCACCAGCAAGGGTTGTGGAAAGGTTGGTGATAGTTCCAGTTGTGCTGTTAAGCGTAGCAACTGTTCCAGACGTGAAGATTCCAGCAGTTCCAGTTGTAGTACCAGCCGTAAGGGTTGGGATTGTTCCAGTAGTAATCGTTGCAACAGTAGATGTCGTTGTTCCAGCGGTAAGGTTTGGAATCGTGCCAGTGGTAATAGTTGCGCTTGTGCTTACTGTCCTATTTCCAGTAGCCGTACCGTATGTCAACGCACCAGTAAGATTAAGGGTTGTAAAAGTTCCAGAAGTAAGTCCATCATCAAGAAGATTCTGAACCGTTACCTTCCGTGGGGCTAGTGAAGAGTCAACGCTGTCTGGCGCGATTAGGAGCAAGTCAGCCGTACCAATGGTTGTGATCTCTTGTTGGTTCTTAATGATCGCAGAATTGACAAGCGCGGTATCAATTAGGTTATGCAGGCCAGCCGCAGTAACCGTGCCGTTGGTGGAGAAGGTCTGCTGACGATTGATTATGTTTGCCATATTAAGCTGTAAACCTCAGTGCGGTTGCAAAGAATGTGCCAGCAGGGATTGTGCCAGCAGTTGAGCCTTGGTTTTGGATTGAGTATTTAACAAAATCTGTTGCTGCTGGATAAAGAGACAAGACAATATTAACTGTGCCAGTAGCCGAGCCTAGCGAGTTTAATGAACCGATAATCATATCTCCAAGCGCGACACCAGTTAAACCAAAGCTACCAGTTGTAGCATCTGCTGAGTTATGTTGTGCAACTGTAGCAGAGGTAAACGCTGCTGTGCCAAAGCTGACCGCAGTTAGCTTCGGACCACTTGCCCCAACCTGGAGCGTGCCAGTTGTTGCCAAGCCAGTATTGCTGATCGTCGTGGAGGCAATCGTACCCAGCGTGTTTGTGCCAGTAGAAGAAGTAAAGCCAGTAGCGAAGGTGGAAACGCCAAGAATGTTGGGAATTGTGGCAGTGCTAATTGTGGCCGTAGAAATTGTAGCCGTACCTGCTGACAGAGTGCCAATCGTGGCCGTGCCAGTAGAGGCTGTAATGCTAGTTCCAAAGGTCGCTGGGCCAGATGCGAACAGAGTACCAATCGTGGCCGTACCAGTTGATGCTGTGATGTTTGATCCAAAAGTAACAGCACCAGTAAGGATTGATGCTCCATCGACAGCAAACGATCCAGTGCTTTTTACGCCAGTAGTAGATAGCGATAGAGCCGAAGACGTGTCATCACCATCGGTAACAACCTGCAACGTGCCGTCAAGCCCACCAGTAGTGAAGGTCTTGAGAAGCTGTGCAAAGCTACTACTAATGGTCTGTGTTCCAAGTGTGGGCATTTAGTCTCCTAGTTAGAAAGGCGGTTTTTAAGGACATCCCAGGCCATTGAGCAAGCAAGCCCTATCAGCCCAGCTACAGCCAGAACCTTGGTCCGCAAGTGTTCTAGCGCACCTAATCTATTAGCAACATCCCCGTGAAAAGCAAGTGACCTTTCTAGCATCGAGATCAGCGTCATCTGGCGTTCCTCCATCCTAGCAAGTCGCTCTGACACGCTGGCAACCCTATCTTTAAGATCGTATACCTCATCAAGACTCACGACCTTTACCCTCCAGGTATCTTAGTGAAACCGCAAGATGGACAACGGCATCCACAACCTCGTCCCGATCTCGACCTTCCTCGACAATCCGCTTGATGCTTCTGTTGACAGATAGGAGATGCTTTACCTTGCCAATGTACTTCGTCTCCTTGACCATGTTGTTGTTCTCCACGGCAAACTTTAACGCCTCCTTGAAACAAGCGTATTCCTGCCCCGTCATTAAGAAACGCAAACTCAAATTGGTCAGCCACATGGCGATGCGTTTCATTTGACATTACCAGAACTTACTGCTCCAGCATCGGCAGCAGCACCCATGTCCGAATAGCGGGGCAGCACATTGCTGTCCGCTGGCTTTGGCGAGCAGGAGCAGAGCAAGAGGGTGAGGATGAGGAGGGGCATTTTAGGCAACCACAAGGCCGAGGAATGGTACTTTACTAAACCAAGCATTACCGCTTGAAGTTTCAGATCTAATGCCAACTAAAGCACTGCCATTTGCTGGCAATCCAGCAGTTAGTGCTGGAGCAAATCCAGAATTTCCATCAGATAAATAAGACGGACTAGAAACATTATCAAAAGCATAAACTCCTGTTCCACCTCGAAATTGGCTAAATCCTCCCGTTTTTTCACCAAATAGCATAGTGGTAACTATAGACGAGCTTTCATTTCCCTGAACTATTGTAGCGAAAGAATTATTGCTTCCTCTTCTGGATGATCCAAAACCAACCCAGTGCATTCCAGATGGAAGCGTTATATTTGAATCAAGGTTTGTTATAACATTTGAGGTTGATGGGAGAATTGCGCAATCGGCCAGCTTGTTTCTTGGTAAAAGATTGCTTCTGTCATAATCATAAATTGCACATCCAACAAACTCTCTAGCCGTAATTGTTCCAGATGCGGAACCAGTGCCAGCCGTAACTGCAAATGTGAACGTATCTACTGTTGGGGCAGTTAAGATTACTTTTGTTCCATTGTATATTGATGGTGTAGCGCCAGCGATTCTTATCCTATCCCCAGCAACAAACCCATGAGCCGTTGAAGTTGCTGTTGCCGTACCTCCGCTTTCAGTAATTGATGTAAGGGTTTTTGTGGTTGCCGTGTTTGCAGTGAATGCAAGAGAAACGCCACTAATCGTTGTTGGTCTAGCAAAGAAATATCTGTAAAAGAAAATGGCTCTATCACCGAAACCAGTTGGGCCAGTAGAATCAAATCTTGTTGTGGTTACTGGCAAAATGCAAAGCGAACCAGAACCACTATAAAATGATGAATTTATATATCCAATCTGATCTGGATTTCCAAAAGGCCCAGTAGATTGAAGAGTGGCTCTAGTAAGAGGCATCGCCTACTCCTAGCTTAACTGCGTCACTTCAGCAGTTCCAGCCGTGGCAAAGATTCCGCCAATCAATCCAGTGTAGTTGAATGGGACTTCGTAGTAGTCTCCAGCACTTAGTCTGACGCTGAAGGCTGTTGTGCTGGCAGTTGCTGTGCCTAGCATAACGTGGAGGTTACCTGGTCCAGAATTGAAGATTGTGCATCCAAGCCTACCAGTGCTTGCCGTTGCAATCGTGCCGTAGCTAGTCGAGGTGAAATCGGTAGGTCCTGTTCCGCCAGTTGTGGCGTTGGGGATGCGCACGCCATCGGCAACGTCTGCCTGGAGCGTTGTAACCAACGCCTCTAACTCGGTTAGGTTAGCGTTGATCGATAAGCCAGTGCCGCCAGAAAGCGGTCCTAAACTCTCAATAATCGTGTTCCATTGGCGGCCCATATATTTGTCCTTTTTAGTTTAACACGCTAGGTGGGGTTCATCAAGCGGCGGCGATGGTCTCTCCATTGGGCCAACCAGACGAAGGAATTTGAGTTTGGTCGCTCCAAGTTTGATGCGTTGCGATGGCGTTTGTATCTAAGTTTACGAGCGACCATCTGTTTGGAATTGCCGCATCTGGAGAATCCCAAATCAAGTTCTTATTCGAATCAAGAATTTGTTGCCATTGGGTTGCGGTCAACTTTAGGTATGTTCCGTTAAACCCATCTGGCGAACCAGACACAACAACCATAGTCGTACTCGCCACAGGAATCCCACTAGGCGCAGCCCCGCCGCCAAAGGGAAGTTTTCTTCCGTTGTTTAGTCCAATGTTAAGACTTAGCGAGGGCATAAAATAACAATGCAATCAATCGCCAAGGGATAGAACCTTTGGCGATGTGGTTGCTTGAATCATTAACCAGCTATGTAGCCGATCACCTTGCCAGTTCCAGCCGTGTAGCTGTTGAACTCGCCATAGATGATGTTGCCAGAGCCAATCGTAACGCCTGTCAGAGTACCATCGAACCTGCCGCTAATCGCACTAAACGTGGTATTCTCAAGCATCTGGATCGCCCAATAGCCAGCCGTAGCTGTTCCTTGCGTCCCTACGGAAAATCCGTATTGACCTTGGAATTTGTCTAATGCGCGAGACATTAGCTATGTAGCGCGATGCGGTAGCTCGTGCCGTTAAGAGTCACGTTCAAGGACGCAGGGGCTGTTGCAACTGTGTTGACAGTGCCACCGCTGGAGCTTGCCGTAAACTCAATCACATTGGCAAAGTTAGCTCCGTTGATACGGACTGCTCTGTTCTTCGCCTTAATTGGACTGCGTTGAAACTCATCACTCATTTTATTTTTCTCCTTAAAGTCGCACGTTTGATGCTATCTGGCGTGAACTGACTTTTGAATCTACTGCCAAGCTTTTGTTCTTGGCGATAGTACCCCTTCATTAAGTTTGTTTGATTGACTCCCAGCGGGTTGTCGAGGGGTTCGCCAACCCCCACTAGGCTCAATCTTTGTGGGACGGTGAATCGTTTAAGGTAACGAGGGACAGAATCCCTTTCGGCCACAGCCTTTTCCAGTTCGACAACTTTCCCATTTCTGGTGTCCTCGTACTGGTAAACAGGCATTAGCTATAGTTTTCCTTATCCGACTCCTCGGCCATCTTCATCATACGGTCTTCTTCGGACTCTTCGGGTACAGCGGATTCTTCTTCAGATGCTTCAGCCATAGCGTTGTTTACACGCACCATAGCCACGCTACCTTCAATTTTCTCCACTACACCTTCCAGTTCCACCATGTCTCCAGCTTCTGGTGTGGCGTTTTCTTCGCCTTCACCTAGCTCGAACATAGAGATCGGCAGTTTAACCAATCCTTCTTTCATAGACTTCTCCTTGGTGGAAGAGGCTGGGGAGGTTTTACCCTCCCCAGCTTTCCGAGGACCCATACCAATGACTAGCATGGTTCCCATTTAATTATTAGCTGTAGTTGGACTTCGCAACGATGACTCGGAAGAACCGAGGATCGAGTTGCTTGGCCGCGTAGAACGTCTTGAAGGACGCAACAACGCGCTGTCCATAAGGATCGCTCTTATCAGCAGCATCAAGGATCGTGACCTTCGGAGCGAAGGGCGAGCCAGAGGCGGCCAATGAGGACAAGCTAGGAACACCAAACGCGCCACCACCGAGGAGGACGTTGGCATAACCAGTGTTAACACCAGTTGTTCCTACGCTGTTTTCAGCGATACCAGAGGCGGAGGTATTGAAGGTCTGGACGTTGGTCGAAGAGATGACCGACACGCCAAACAATTTACCAGTCTCACCTTTGAAGATTTGGTCGGGGGCAGAGTAGCTCGACACCTTCAACCAATCATCGTCCTGCTGCAAGTCACGGATAACGGCAGGATGCGCGACAAGCGCGTAGCCGTCCTTGATCTTAGGAGCGCGGGCGATGAACAACGAAGTCGCGCCATCGAGCAAGTCGGTGGCGGTCATTGCGCTGTTAGCAACGGACGAAGTAGCCCAGGTCGTGCCGTTAGTCGTGTTCTGAGCATAACGGGCATACGATTTGGTGGCTACGCCAGTACCAGTGCTGGTCGAGGAATCCTGCACCAACGCGCGGTGACAGAGAGTGTCAGCGTGGAGGGCGGCATCTTCGCCGAGTTGTTTGGTGGCCTGTGCCAAGTGCGAGAACAATTCGGTTGCGAGAACAACATCCGTTAGGATGATCTTGCTTCCGTACTGTACAAGCGTGGCTTCCACTGAGGACAACGTGAGATCACGCTCGTCACCAGAAGAAGGAGTCGTTCCTTCCGACAAAGCGGAGATCGCAGTGATGCTGGGATCGCCGAAGCGGAAGAACCGAATCGTTTTGTTTCCACCCGTTTTAGTCGGGTAGGGGGCTTTCATTGCGAATTGCTCCATTTGGAGCAATGGGATTGCACGTTCCAATAACGCCTTCGAGAAGTACGTCTGGAACTGTGCGCTGACTGAACCAGTAGTTACCATATAATTAAGTATCCTTGTTTGTTATGACTACTCAACCTCTGTCAACTTCGCTTGCCATTTTCATCAATTCACGTTCTTGCTCATCAAGAGTCAGTTCGTGAAAAGCTTTAGTCTTGGCAGGACCTTTGGGTTGTCCAGACGCTGGAGTAGTCGCTTTTCTGAGTTGAGAAAGTTCTTTCTCATACTCTGCAACCTTTTTCGACAAATCGGAGGCGGACTCCGCTTGGAGCTTCACCTTGGCAATTCCAACCGCATCCTTGATCCCTGCTGGGTAATTACGCAGGATAGCGTGGTTTTGCAACATTTCCGATACGGCTTTATACAATGTGCTGTTTGAATCTTTGAGTTCAGGATTTGCTTCTACTTCATCAAGCAAATTTTTATCCCAAGCAGACTTTAGTTCCGCTTGAGTCTTTTGCTCGACCTCTTTCCTTTCCTCAACCTCAATGTCACCAGCTTTTTGTTCGGCAAGTTTTGCAAGATCGTCACGGCCTTCATCACGGTAGCTCTTTGCTGCTTCCCTGTAATCTTCCGCGCTAAACTTGCGACTTCCCGACTTTGTCTCGCCTTGAGGAGTTTCTGAAGTCTTCCTTGCCCTTTCAGCCTCGATCTGCTCACGCTCTGCTTTGATTCTGGCTTTCTCTGCTCGGACATCTTCCCACTCCTTCTCAAGTCGTGACTTAGCCTTCTCGTAACGGGTAGGCTTCTTTTCGGAAGCCGACTCCGACTTGTCTTCTGAAGATTGCGTTGTTAAAGAACTTTTGGCTTCCTCGGATTTCTCCTTGGTCGCTGAAACCTCATCCGAGGCTTCGAGTTTTGTTTGTTCGGCTTTATCAGCAGGCGCGGGGTTCTGCTCGTTATCTCCGCTGGCCTTTTCTGTAGCTTCCGTTTCTACTTTGGCTTTTTCGTCTTCCTTGGGAGTAGGATTAAAATCCCGTCCTTCGTCAGCCGCTTGCGCCATCGCCAATACATCCGCTTCAGTTAGGTTGTTTGAATCCGCCATTTTGACCCTTTCTTACACTTTTCGGTAGGGAGTCATTCTACCTAAAGGTTAGTCGGCTACTGGTTCATCCGATCCATCCCCATAGCCTGGAATGGCGGAGTTAAGTTTTTGGGATGCGAGCGATTCTAAGGTCGCTACACAACCACGGAAACCTTTAGCATAACCACAAGCGTCTGCAAGTGCCTCTGATTTCTTCATTACCGCAGAGCCATTCTGACGCAGGGTTAGGTTAAGCAAAATAAGACTTAGCTTCTGTCCCGTTGGGGTTGACAAGAATCCTGTCCACGCCTTCTCGTCCTCATCTTCCCACTTGGGTTCGTTAACCCATTCTTGGTTGCGAATGAACGCCAATGCTGCTTTTAGTTTTCTCATAGTTTTATTGCCCAGGAATCGCCTTGGAATAGCGTGTAGTCCTTTTGTCCTATTTCCTCAAGTAAGGCCATCTTGACTGACTTCCAACTCCAATCGTGACCAGCCATAATCCCGCCTTCTTTAAGCTTCTTGCGCCAGCCCTTGAGGTCTGCCAGTACGCCTTCGTAGCGGTGATCTCCGTCAATATAAACTAGGTCTAGCTCGCCATCCTTGAAGAACTCAAGCGCATCTAGGCTTTTGCCCCTGCTATATAAAACATTCTTAAATGGAGATACGCGCTCTTGGAACGCATCAAAGACAAACTTCATTGGGCATTGCTGACTCGCCCTATCGTTAATATCGTAGCCGTTGAGCCAAGGATCTACGGCAAGAACATCCTTAAAATACTTTGCGAGAACTACTGTTCCCTCGCCACTATAAGAACCAATCTCAACAGCCCTACCAGTTGCACCTTGTTCATTCGCCCACTCACACAACTTTGCCAAGCCTTCCGCCTGGAAGGCATCCCGCATTACTGGTACTTTCAACCCGCCATCGGTGCTGGTGCTTGGCCCTGCATTGCTTCTGGAGGCAATTGTTGCCCCTGCTGTTGCATCTGAGCCTTACCTGCATCACGAAGCTGTTTCTGGATAGCGCGGGATGTATTGGGGTCAACCTGTTCCAAGGCTGCCAAGTGCTGTTGTAAGTGTGCCATCAGAACTTGCATTGCGCTCTGATCGACCTGCTGTTGCCGCTGTTGAGCCGCTTGGTTAAACGCGAAGAGAACGGATATATGCGCTTTGTGATCATCGCTAGGTTTGATGGCGACGGGGAATCCAGTTGCAAGCATAGTCGCGATTTCAGTCGCTTGATCTTCAGCTTGATCGCCAGAGGCTGCGTTTGGATCTTGGAAGAGTCTGCGAACCAGCGAGGGATCATCTTGTTCAAGCACTGACTTTACCAGTTCGCCTTGGTTGACGAAAGGATTATTTTGGAACATCTGCATTCGCGCCACTGACTTCTGTAACGCAAACTGGCGGTTAATAAAGTCAAGTCCACCTTTCGGCTCAATCGAATACTCATCGTGAATACCGTCTGGAGGCATCGAGCCAGTCTCTTCCGCATAGCGGTACATCAAGTCTTTCTTGTTGTACTGCGTGTAAAGCGACCAGCACTGCTTGAAGAGATGGGCTAGACCCATTCGGAACATACGATTGCGAAGATCGCCAGACGCTGCTGCCTGCGACTGCAACGCTTGGATCTCGGTAGCAGTCTTACGATCCGACACCTGGAACTGCGAGCCAGCACCAAAGTCTGGATTGCCCATCCGCTGTTCAGAAAGTAGACGCTCTTCGAGCATCAGTTTCTGGAAGTCAAATGGAGGTTGGCTAAACTGAACTGGCTTCAAGCCTTGTGGCAGAATCTGCCCAGGCTGCATCTTCAAGTTCGATGTGTTTAGCGAGATTGGATTCTGCGCTTCAAAGACGGGTCGGTTGGCAAGCTCCACGTAGTCGCTTAGGGAATTTTTGAGCTTATTTAAGAGGTTCTCGTTCGGGAGCAGGATTTCTGCTACGCCTCTAGGACTATACCAACCGCCCCCTGTGACCTCATAGGGGAAATCTACGAAAGGTGGTTCACCGTGACGATACGGCAATGTGAAAGGTTTGCGGACATCTTCAGTTAAAACAAGCGGGCTATAAGTTTCGACCTTCCATCCGTCTTCGGATGGGGTGTACATTTCCCAAAGGACAATACGGTCATTCTCAGCTTCTTGAGTAATTCCCTCACGCCTGTAAATCTCGTCTTGAATCTCACTTCGTAAGCCCACCGATTTGGAGGGTTTACCAGAAATTGTTTTGATAAAGTCCTCATCCTGCTTGTACAAGGGATTTGCCTTATAGGAATCGACACTCGTTGAGATGATGTGAACGATGAAGTCTGCATCTTTGAACTCCTTGGTGTAGGAAGGAACGATGATGTGGAAGGGATCAATAGCCTCGAAGTCAATGCGCTTCTTGTCTTCGTTCCAGATGATCTTGGCAACGCCACGTCCGTAGAGCAGGATGTTGTCAATTACGGAAACAATTTCTTTCTGGAAGTTTGTCTTCTCCCGCATATTATAATCAAACCAACGCTCGGCTGAGACTGTCAGCGGGGCTAACTGCTGGCGCATTGGCACGAAGCTGGAGAGAATGTCGTTGCCAATCGCGCTATTGACGAAGCTGGGTTTCAGCTTCTCAATCGCTGTGTCGATTAGCTGAACGTGCAGGTCGGCGGCTGTAGGCCAAGGCTTGACCTTGCGGCGTACACCAAAGTAGCGAGCTTGATAGAACAACCTCTGGCGGTTCTCCCAAGTCTCGCGCTGGTTAAGAGCCTCGATGATTCTTGTATAATAATCTGTACGACGTGTATCTTTAGCGTTCATTTGTTTTGATATAAATTGGCTTGTTGTTCGTGAAGTTTTTGTGCGTATTGGTTGGCTTGATCTGGTGTTTCAAATTTACCAAGATGTTTGCCTGTTTCAAAGTATTTCATTAAAGCGTCTTTATCAGACATTATTGTTCCATCATCGCTTACAGTTGGAACAAGCACTTCTTGCCCATCCACATTAAACGATGTTGACCTAACTGTAGAAATTGTACCATCTGGGTTCTTTACTACTGGCCTTGAAAACAAATCAATGTTTCCACGCTCAATTAGTCCAGGCATATTATCAAATGGATTCTTAATATCCTTTGATGGGTTTACTGAAAATGTCGGCATATTATTTGTTGCGCTCCACTTTAAGTTCGTAAGAAAGATCGTTGACAGCATTCAAGGCTTTCCTCGCCCACTCACGTGTGCCAGGTGTACCTCTGCGAATCTCGTTATAGTTTTGGTCTTTCATTAACTCTTCAACTATTCCCGTTGTGTGGGTTACTGGTGTCGTTGTTGCGCAACCACCAAGACTCACCACGCAGATCACGCTCAATAGCTTCGCGATTCTTGCGCCAATCGGTTTCAAGGTTTTGTGTTCGCTTCTCTTTCCAACCTGGAATGATGCGAAACACTGCTGCGATGATCTCAAGGATTGCACGCAGCACAAAAGATTATTTAATATTCAGTCCGACCGTTTTTAGGAAGTTTACGATCTTTTCCAAGAACGAATCGTCCGCTGGGGTCGGTGTGAGTTTGACAATGATGCGGGCAGCGAGAACGATGCCACCAACAGCGGCTACGATCTCTTGCCAATTTGAAGTAATCCAATTCCATATGTTCATACTATTTTCTCCTTTTATCTAATTACCGTATTTTTTGACTTATCTTTTTCAAGATCTTTTCTTAGGCTTGGAGACTTGGAAAGATTCTCCATGCTGGCAAATTCTGGACGAGAGGCCATTGCAAAACCAGGTTTTGATGGCGTTGCACCAGGTGCTGCATTGTACGAAGATGGACGAATGGCTGGCTCTGAAATTGCTGGATTGTCTTGTTCGTAGGCAAGCCTCATTAACCTGTCCCTATCAAGCATGTCATTAAAATAACTTAATGGAATGCCTATGTTATTCTTATCCGCATTAAGTGCTATTTGGATTGCTTGTTTTCTATCACCAGTTGAAATGGAGTTTAGAAATTCATTTTGAACATTTGCTCTGTTTTTTTCTGCTTCACCAGTAACCTTGGAGGTCACGCCGCCTTGAGTAGAATAACTTGATTCTGGGCGATCGCTAAGCGAAATGAAATCATCTTGATTTTGGCTTGGTGCATATTGAGCATACATCTCGGCAGCTGTTCTGCTGTCTGGTTTATAGTTTTCGCCAAATGAATTAAATTCCTTTCTAAGTTTAGAAAGAATATTCTCTTTTTCTTTTTCCATAAATAAACTTTATCCTCCTGCGTCAAATCCAGCCATAACGGGGTCGTGTGCCACCATTAAGTCTTGAAGTGACTTCCAAGTTGGACGCTCTATCTGAAATGTCAAGTCAAGACCGACATTTGAGCTACTGAGGCACAAGGCCAGCGCGTCAGCCCTATCGGGTGAGGCTATGCCTCTGGCACGCATCGAGTCCTTAGACTCCACGCCAAGCTTGCCCTTGCTGTTGGTTATTGTACGCCTGCAAGTCAACTGCGCTGTCAAGTCCTCGTCCTCTGGCAATATGATCTCGGCATCCTCAATCTTCTTTGCCATCCCATACCACATCTCAGCCGATCTGTTGGTATAGGCGTTGTTGTCGTATGCCGTAGCTCCAAAGTTAACGCGGTTGACTACCCAGCCAGACTCGGCCAAGGCATCGCACATAACCATGCCCATACCACTTGCGTCAGCGTAGATGTTGTTGGCTTCTAGCCCAGCCTTCTTAAACTCGACTATAAATCTGCCTACGGCTGCCATCGTGTCTTTCTCACGCCAAGCAATCATAGGCAGAATCTTGTTGCCGTCGCTTATGCAGATCACGTTCTGATCGCCACCCGCTGCAAAGTCCACGCCTGCTATGCGTACACCTGGCTTGAATCGGGGTGGTGTGTTGTAGCAGTTCTGTAGCTGGGTGAGGTTGATGACTAGGCTTTCCAGCCCTATGTCAACAAACTCGCCGTAGATCATAGATCGGGTTAGTGGGTGCTTCTCGCCGTACCGCTGGATTACCTCATCAATCTGCGCTCTGGTTATGTGTGGGCAGTCAAACGCTGTGACTGCGTGCTTCTGCCACATATTGGCTTCCTTGGTAAAGGCACGATAGAATGCACCGCTAGTCCCGCCTGGGCTGGATGCGATTAGCAAGCGGGTTGGTTGACATCGGCTGATGGCCTCAAACAGCGGGTCGGCTACGGTCTTGGCTTCGTCCACTACCATCAGCAACGGATGGTATTCGTGGTCCTCTGCGTGCCAGCCTTCAGCACGCCCAGGATCAGTAGCTGAGTAGCCTATAATGCGTGATGTGTTGCCGTTGGGGTGGAGGTAGCGGATCTCGCCAGATGTGACCTCCCAAGCACCACCAAGCTTGGCAATGTGATTGCGCAGGCTAGGCCAGAGTTGGCTTTCGACTTGTCGGAAAACGCCTGCCGTAGTTACAGCGATTGAGCGCGGGTAAACGAGCGCGTGCCATATCAAAATAGCCGAAATGACGGTGCTGGTCTTGCCAGAGCCGTTGGCTGCACGCAGGGCTACGCGACAGTCTCTTGGCTCTAAATCGCGTAATACCTTTCTTTGCCAATCATACAGATTGATGCCCAAGACATTAGATGCGAATGCGGAGGGTTTAGAGAGGTCTTCTAGTATCTCTTCTTGACTACGCTTGGGGGGCTTTGGCATGAGTGTAGGTTAAGACCTCTTTTTGTTTTGAGCCACAATAATTTGGGGGGGTATATGCGTATTAAATGGGGGCTGGGGGGTTGGCGGGTGGCGTGGTGGTGGTCGGATACTTTGCAAGGGATTCGGCTCTTGGCTTGCGTAGTTTCATTCGCTTATGTCTAGGCTTTGGCAAAGTTTGCTTATGTGTTGAGATGATTGGCTTTGCAACTTCGTCACAAGTACTAACAGCATCAACACATTTGACTTCATTTGTCGCAGAATAAAGATTGTATTTACTTTGGTTCACATCTATAACTTCCGCCTTCTTCTCCTTCTTTCTGCCCGCGATGCCCGCGAGAAGTGAGGCTAGGTTCGAGCTGATTCCGTGAGTATGTTCTTGCGTAACTGCAAGCCTGGCAGATGGTTGTGCCCAGTTATAGCCACGCTCAAGAATCCACGCCTTGGCTTGCCAACTCTTTTCCCCAGCAAGCTGAACATCACGGAGAAGGGACAACTCGTGCTTTTTGCGAGCCGTCTCGACTCTCTTGCCGAAATCTGGTTTCCTTTGTGACCAAGTGCGGATGGTGGATGGATTCACGCCGACCAATGCTCCCGCTTTCTCCAATGTGAAACCAGAGCCACACGCCGAGATTATTTCCTCGGCGATCTTCTCGGTAAAAACTTCACGGCCATTCTTGGCTTTCTCTATCGGTGCGTCTGGAGTAACGCTTTTTTCATCCATAATAAGAAAGACTAATAACATACGGCGAGCCAAAAGAAAGTTAAAATACTTCTTGCATATATAGACAATCGGCTTTAGTTTGACCTTATGAATAACACATTGACACACGCCGAAGCGACCACGGCTCAAGATGTTCGCATTGCCGAATTGCTGGAAACAATCTCCACTCTCAAAGCCACGCTGGAAGAATGCTTGGACTTTGTGACCGAGAAACACGACTTCGACAAACCCAAAAACAAAACCGCTTGTCTTATCTCTTCCATTGACGAGGCAATCTACCAAGCAGACGAGGTGACGAAATGAACCTAGATCAAATCAAGTCATCGTTAGAGGCTGGCAAGAAAGTGTTTTGGGCAAATCAATCCTATGAAGTTATCAAGGACAAGATCGGTCAATACTTGGTAATTCATATCGGTGGACATTGCGTGGGTTTAACCAATTCGGCTGGAATCTTACAAGGCAAAGAAAGCGATTTCTTTACCAAATAACACAACCAAAGAAAGGAAACGACACAATATGATAACAGAAACAAAAAAACCAACTCTCAAAAACCTAATCGACTCAACCAACATCCCCGCATCACTTGTTCGAGGAGTAGTCCGTCAGATGGGCGGTTGGGAATCCTTCAAGCAATCCGCCCCCGACATCACACGCCACGGAATTAGCGGGGGCTTTCATGGATTCATTTACTATACTGACACGCTTCGCTTCGCCCATGCCCATAGAAAAGTGATTCTCGAAATGGCATCTCAGCAATCGAAAGAACTAGGATTTGGATTGGTCGAAATGATTAAGGGCTTTAGATGTATGGATGGTGCAACTGAAGCCGAGATTGTAGAGGGTTTAGCTGGCAACACCGACCAGACCCAAGTTCCGAACGGCCTCGCTTGGTATGCGGGTGAAGAAGTGGCAAGGGCTTACTGCGATATGACGGAGGAGGCTTAATGATCTGCTTCTCCATCTACTCACGCAACGGCTCGTTTGTCTGCCGTTTTGATGACCGCAACAAAGCCGAAATGTGGAGAAAGTTTCACGGCATCCAAGAATATGTAATCAGAAAGGAGGTGTGGAATGATTAAGGCATACACCATTTTGATGTTTGGGATCTTGCTTGGCTTGAGCCTAGCAAGCTGGATCGAGTTGGTCGGAAAATAAGTTTTCCCTCGTCCATCCTTTTAACCGAGGGTGGGAGAGGTCAAACTCGATAGAGATGACCTAAAGAAAAGTAAAAGAAAGGACACACGCTATAATGAAGAGCAAAAAATACGATCAGTTGAAGTGGATACTTAATCTATTCGACCAGTTGTCGGATAAAAATTCCTATAAGCAATATAGGAACGCAGTTCATTCTCTTGCCAATTATGCAAGCAAAGAGGTTGAGAAAATAGAAGGAAAGAAGGCGGGCAAATGAAGCACCCCAAGCAACTAGATGAGGTTGGAATTACTGAAAGCTATTTAAGGAAGATGGCAAAGAAAGAAGGCGTATCCTATAAGAAGGCGGTACAGATAGCTATGGAACAATGGGGAGAGTATTCCCTAAAACTGATTAACAAGATTGTCGCGGAGGATATAAAGACAAGATAACAACACCGCCAAGGGTTCAATCCCCAAAGCTTTCGCATTCGCTAACAAACGGCAGCCCAGGCATTCCGTCTTTACAAACGGAAGCTTGGCCTATAAGGACAATATAAAAATATGACAGAAGACGAAATTATCAAAGCCTACCTTTCGCGACTAGGTAAGAAAGGCGGATCTGTAAAAGGTCCTCAAAAGGTGCGACCAAAAGAACACTATCAGAAGGCGGTAGGAATACGTTGGGCTAAGTATCGGGAGCGTCAAACGGAAGCACAGGCATCCAAACGGTAGCGTAGCCTTTCGCGGGAGCGTTAGCCCTATAAGGGGTATATAGAACAGCCCTATAAGGGTGCTATAAACGGCAGCCTAGCGACCAATACGGCAACAACAGGCTCTGTTGTCTAGCGGTTCAACCTTAAATTTGACCACTGGAAGGTCTGGGGCATCAGCCTTGCTGCAAAGACGCTTAGAAACGGCATTTCCGCTCGATTGTGAACGTTTTAGAGCCTTATTTTTGGCCACCTTTGCCATATTACCAATTTTTGCAGCTCCACGCGCGCGCCGTTAGCTTGTTGGGAGGGTTGCTGTCGCACTTGTGTCTAGCCCTAAAGCTACGCCTACGCTCTGGATTGTTCTTCTTAATGGTCATCTTGGGGTCACCATAGCGGATAACCTTGCTTTTCCCATCCTTACACGCTCGGACTACAAATTTGCGCGCCTCGCCAGGTGTACGCCTTGGGCTATTGCAAGGCAGTTCTCTAGGATTCAAGGTCATCTACCTCATCTTGGTCCCAAACGTCTGGAATCGAGTCCTGGAGCGACTGTAGTGCCTTCTGGTGGCTTTCAAAGAAACCCGACAGCCTCTTGACCTGCTCTGTAAGGCTGTTCCATTGCACTTCAAAGACCTCATAGGAGCAGTTGGCATTCATATCGTCTACCAGTTGGCCTAGCAAACGTAGCACGCCATGCAACTGTGCATTCTCACGTTGAAGCAGGCCAATGAACTTGTGCGCTACCTTCAACTGATCCCTATCGTGGTTCAAACCCGCCCTTCTTGGCTTTCATCATGCGCCACACCTTTGGGCTGATGGTGCTTTTAGACTTAGGACGGCTAGTGCCAGCCTTGCGGCGGGCGTTAATGTTTGCATACAAACCAGGTTTACTGTTGTTCATTTCACGATTGTACCACACCGCAACAAAATCAAAAGTATAGAAGCCTCTGCATTTGCGATTCACTAATACAATTTTCTGGTTCGCTTTGGCTTTGCAATACGCCAGCAATCCTAATCAATCTCTTCTTGAGCATTTCTTTCGGCCATCCGTCTTCAATACCCTTGCATCTGGTCCACCACAAAATTGACTTAAATGTAGCTTGGGAATGTTTGGCGTAGTCAGCCTGCGTATTTCCAGCCACAAAATCGTACCCACCCATCCTCATTTGGCTTCCGTCTCCATATCCCCATAAACTTCGCAATCCCAAACTGCGCCTACTATGCTTCCATCAAACAGCCTTTCAACAGCCTCAACCCACCCACCAACTTGGCAATCCTCCTTGATTTTGGCCACTATTTCGGCTGGGACTAGCTCGATTTGCCTCTCCTCGTTATCTGTCAACGACTTATCAATTTCTGGGACAGCTGGGACAGGTTTTCGCAACCCTATTTCACCCACGGGTGTATTACATAACGTATCTTTATTAGATACTATAAACTTTTCAAGCAGTGCGCGTAGGTTATAAAAAGGTGTCCCAATTGTCCCAGAATCCGCTTTCTTATCCCTTTTAGGACATGAAAACGGCTTAATGGCGATATACGACTTTGGCTTAGCAACGACCCCATCTCCAACCAGCTTGGCTATCATGGCTCGATGCGCCCTATCCCCGCGATACTTGGCACACCCGAACCTGCCGTCTTTGTATATGTATAGATGTTCCTTGCGGTTGTCTTGCCCAAGCGCAGCGCAAGCTGGACAGCCAGCCTTGATCCCGCCGTCTGCTGCATTCTTCACGTTATGCAACTTTGATATGTCTAGGCTCAAAACTCATCCCTCCTATGGCTTGCTCTGGATTGCCCTTGAACTGCCACATTCTTAAACCCTCTTGCATTCTTACCGCTTGGAGCCACAACCGAATGACTCTGGGTTGCGCCGTGTATGGCATACATCTGCTCATTTATGACTTTCTGGAGCCTAGCAAGCTCCATTGCAACCCACCTGCGCTCCGCACAATACTCTCCGTATAGGGTGATAAGCTCCTCATTGGTTATCTCAAATCCCTTGGCCTTTGTTACCTTTTCCTTGATGAAGTTTGTGACGCTGTCCGACTCCGCAAGCAGGCTGTTGACCTTCTGTATTTGCGGGCTGGCTAGGCGTATGTCTCCAGTCTCCCTCACATCCTTCAGCAACTCTCGGAACCCGCATAGGAACCAAGCCAATATCTCTGATCCTTCCTCCTCTACCAGCTTGTCCGCAAGCCTATCAACCTTCTTGGCTGGTGGTGGATTGGTAAACTCAAGCAGCAACAACCTCCTGCCCCAAGCCTCAACATCACCTTCCAGCGCGACCTTGAGCCTTTCGTTGGACGTGATGAGGATATTGAATATGCCTTGCAGCACTACGCCATCATTAAGACCCTTGCCCTCCGCCTCCATCGTGTCTCCTCCAGTTAGCCCCTTGATGACCTTGGCTCCAGGGGTGGATAAGAAGTTGCCAGGCACGTCCGTTCCAGAGAGCAGTGTCTTGGCTCGAAACCTATACAACTCAAACTGATTGTTGAGATGTCCAGTTCTGAGCGCGGCCATGTTGTGTTTGCCAACGATGTTTAGAACAATGTTGACCAGCGTTGACTTGCCTCCACCAGCCTGCCCATACATCACCATGAATCTCTGGATGATATTTCTTCCGAACAAACACATCCCGCCGTACTTTTGAAACATCACCGCATCATCTGGATCACTGAATGTCGGACCAACCAGATCGGTCAAGAAGCGTTGTGGGATCTTATCAATGCCCTTGTACTCTATCGGCGATTGATTGCGCGAATAGAAGTCTGGGCTGAAGTCGTGTTCGCGTAGCTCTCCGTCATCATCAAAAGTAATATAGCTGTTGGCGCAATGCACACCTGGAATACCCTTGTTTATGAACGCATCCTGCACCTCCACCATGCCCCGCAACTGGCGGGTAATAGATGTGAGCAGCCTTTCACTCCTCATGTCTTGCGTTGACGGCTCGCCAATGTCTCTACCTACTTCCAGTATGGATGAGCTTATCTCCTGCTTGATCGTGTCCTCGCTCTTAATGCCCCACAGTCCTGTCTCTGGATCGTACATATAAAACTTCTTCTCGGATGGCTCCCACAGAATTTTGTTTTCGGTGTGATACTTCGCAGCCCAGAACGGCTCATTGATACCAACCAATGTTTGCGCCTCAGTTTCCGTATTGGTTCGGTACTTGAACGGCGCGCCCCAAGCCTCCTCCAACTCCTTGCATTTCTTTTTATGCTCATCATCCTTCCACGGCCTATTGGTATCCTCTGGCCAATTGATTTCGCTAAACTCAATCTCGACTGGAGCTGCCCCTCTTACTGGATATGTGTACTGGCATCCGCTTGGATGCGTTCCGTAAACTATTGTTTGCCCGCCATTACTTCTCCACTCACCCCAATCCTCAGTGCCAGCCTTGATCTTAAATAGGTCTGGATACTCGCCCTTGATCTGCACCCAGAAGTTGCGACCTCTGGCTCCCTTGGTTTGGAATGTTGCGGCCAGCTTTGGATTAGCCTTCTCAAACTCTTCCGCCCTTGCATCGCTATCTACGTCAATGGAACACAGATTGGATGATGCCCTGCCCATCAGCACGCCTATGTTTGATGCGAGCAACTTCTGAATATACTCGGTGCGGAGGGTTTCCTCGTACGCAATGTTTTGCCACCCAACCTGCACTGGACCCTTCATTCCTTTCGGAACAAGTAGGAATACTGGTTTACCCAAACGACAGCGTAAAGCTGTCAACATTTCTTCATTCATATCACGATTTACCTTTCTGCTTATTTGTTTTGTATCACGATGTTCAACCACTGCAAGTGGTATCTGCTTTTACTTATTAAAATTTATGCCCCTTTGTTTCAAGTGGTAATCGTGATTACCAGCCGCAAGATCTCCTTGCGTACCATTCGGGACATTGTATTCATAAAATTCAAACTGGCTCTGATTCAAGGGGTAGACACACTGAGGAAACGCCCGATGCAAGATCTCCTTGCATACCACAACGCCAGTTAGTTATTTGTTTTCTAGCTCAATCGCCTTTCTGGATGCAAGCACAATATCTTCGGCGGTAATATTCCGCAGAGCGTTGCACCAGTATTGAGTCTTCGGGGTGCGATTACTCGCATCCTTACACTTCGCCTGCGGCAACCCAGCGTGCGGTCGGCAAGGCGCGTGTGGACAGGTATCGGGCTTGAACACCGATACGTTCTTGGGATAAAAACTCATACGATCTTTTGGATCGTAGCTGCCCCACAGCGACACACACGGTGTATCCAATCCAGCAGCCATATGGTTGACACTGCTATCTGGTGCAACAACAAAGTCAGCCCCGCTGATAATCGGGAACAGCGAGCGCACAGCCTTGGTGCAGTTAAATAGATCAATCACTCTCGGATGATCCACTTTAAAGTTGTTGCTGTTATCCAGCCCAATGATGACAGCGTGATGTTTGGGGTAAGCTTCTAGCAACGCCAGCACCGCCTCCTGCCCCATCGTTGGCGGGTAGGTGCGGGTCGGACCACTGGACGAAACGTGGTAGGCAAAGAACGGACTAGGCAACGGCCACTTGCCCATCGCCTTCAACTCTTCGTGGTCTGGCTCGATGAGATGTAGAACTGGCTTACAATACTTAGCCATCGTCTTCTCATCCCAAACCCCCATCCACTCGTAGATGCGCTGGTAGCAGTTGCCAGGACCAGTGCCTAGCTTCGTGTTGCCAACCTGCCCGCTGAACAGATCGTCAGTCGGTAGGTGTGCGTCAAAAGAATCCCAAGCCTCTAGCGATGCAGGCAACGGCCACAGCTTTGCACCCAACCCAGCGTAGAGAGGTAGGTTGCGAGCAGGTGCGTAAACCTCCACAACCCCGCCCGACTCCTGCACCAAGTAGTTGACGAAGGCGGTAGCAATGATCGCGTCACCAATTGC